GACAAGATATAGTCTTTACTTCTGTAAAATCTACTGATTTGTCTGGTGTTGGTGTCCAATACCTTACTGCGTCAACCTCTACAATTGGAGCTGGCTGAGAATAAGTATCTGTAACTTTTACATTTACCCATTTATTAACATGAGCCATTGTAACCGCACAATGGTCATGTTTTTGTGCAAGGTCCACATGTATATAATATTTTTTATCTGGGTCTGGTAAAAACCATTCTTCAAGTCTTCCAAAAGTATCCACAGCAATTGAACCAACGTTGAATGCTTTTTCTACTTTTTCTCTTGATTTAAAAAATGCATCAACCGCATCAGGTGGCATACAGGCGAATCTGGATAACGCATCAGTGGGGTTTGTATAAAATGCTGTTTTGAAGTCATCAATTTTTCTGACTGGGTTAACTTCCCAAGTCGGACGTTTAAGAGCATAAACCTTAGGTATTTTATAAGATACAATATGATCTTCTTCCCATTGTATTTCAAACTCATTACCATCAGTACCATCTGGAAGCTCCTCATACATCTTAAATTTATGTTCTCTAATTACAGTTTCTTTTTCACCTATAACGGCATCATATCTTTGCTGAATATAATCATTCTTAAATCTAGGAAATGATAATAAAATCACTTTGCCAAAGTCTGGGAAACGTGAGTCAACGGAGGCCCTGTACATCTCATATACCGCATTGCCAGTTTTTGCTTGATCGTGTCCCGTTGTATTTTCAATTGCAAATCCAGAGATTTCGTCTAGGATTACAACAATTACGTTATATCCTTCCCAAGCTTCTCTTTCTGAGTGACCAGAGTGAACCGTTATGGCCTTGTTAAACTGTATTTCTGAAGCTTTTGAATAATACTTACCAATGAACCATGGGGATTTGTCTATGCGGCTCCTTAAGCCTTTAAAAAATACGTTGCTGGCCTGCTGGGAGTTAATAGCAATATTAATAATATCAATTGAATCTCCTGGGGGTTTGCCGTAATATGTAGCTGGATCTTTCAAGCATAATAGTAAATATACTATATACGCAACAGCAATTGTTGAACAATAATCTTTTCCAGATCCCTTGCCAAGCTGGGCTACAACTTCGTTAGCTGTCTGTTTAAATCTAATGTGTCCTTCATCTTCTCCAAATAATTTCTTTAAAGTTGATTCTTTATATATCTGAGAGCTTTTTTCAATTAAAATATACTGATAATCTGAAAGTGGAGGCAAACCTAAAAAATTTGGATCATTAACAAATGTACGAAGATCAACTGGCTTTTCTTCAAACTCTTCTCCATCTAATATGTCAATTAAATCTGAAAAATCAAATGACATCAGCATCCTCAATTACTACAGCTTCAATTATCCCTGTAATTTGAGAAAGTCTTTTTGCTACATCCATTTTACATTTAGGACAAGAGGCGGTTACCTCTTTTAATATTCCTACTAAAATTTCTTGTTTACGTTCTGTTTCTGCAATTTGAGACGCAACCTGACTATTTTCTAAGACACCTACAGCTTGAAGCATTGCTATTCTTTTTGTTTCAATATCTGCTATTAGCTTTAATGCGCTTGCTTTTATTCCTAGCTGCCCAGAAATATCTGCATCTTCTACTGTTTTCCATGCTTCTTTTATAAGCATTGCATAGTGTTGATCCGCTCCAGATATTGCTTCACGAGCACGGTCACGCATATTACTATCATTGTGTACGACTGATTTCCATTCGTCCACATAGTCTAAAACTTCTTTACGGGAAAATCCAGTAAGGGTTGCTATTTGGGTCGCTGAGTTGCCTTTTAATAATTCTTCTACAACTTTATTCATTCGATCAAAATGTACTGCGGGTTCTAATTCGCTCATATTTAAATTATACCATGTTTTAGTTGACTAGGACTGGTTGGCAATTTTAAGTAAAATTAAATATCCAATTAGATCGTCTATGTCGTTATCTCCTGCAAATCCTTGATTATTTTTAACTCTATTTAATTTATCATCAATTCTTACCTTTAATTGTTCTTTTGAGTCCGCCGTTGAAAATATTCTTGCAGGATCTAATGCTGAATTACCATACGATATATTTTTTCCAATAAGTAGTTGTGCTATTGATAAGCATGTATTTAAAATTGAATGGCCTGCTGGAGCACCTACGGCATGCAAATAAAGATCATCATATCTAAATTCTGTTGCATCTTCAAATACTGGGTTTAATTTAATTATTTTCATTTTTTTCTTAGCAGTCCAAACTCTTGTAAATATCTCTGTATAGTCATAGCAGAGACACCGCACTCTTTACCTATTTCTGTAACTGTTTTCTTTTGTACTACGTACCTTCTATAAAGCCATTCTTTACTTTGATATAATTTCAAAATCTTCCCCATTGAATTTTATCCCATACCCGCTCATGCCAATAATACACGCCAACTTTTACAATTGTTTCCCAAAATGCAATAAGTGTTGCAAGGCTTCCTTTGCCTGTAATTGCATAAACAACAACAAAAGACGTTAATGTTCCAAATACACGATAAGTCCATGACTTAACAAGTGATCTTTTTTTAGCTACCTTCATTATCATCTCCTTTTCCAAAACAATATTTTACAAAAAATACAATCATAGCAATATATAATGAGCCTAATATTATTTGAGAAATCACATCTATATTCATGCTATCTCCTTGTTAGAACTTGATTACCATAATGTGCAATACCAAAGCTATCTGCAACATCAAAATCCACAATTTCTAAACCATACTTTCTGTTAAAATAGTCAGCAGTTCTCTGCTTTCTCATATTTCTTAGTTTATTTTTATACCAGGAGTCTGCGTACCCTGGATTTAATAATCTTACTGCCGATTTTTCTTCTTTTGTCGGGTTCTTATTTCCGATATAAGCCTGCCAAGCACTAGGGGATATAGTAATAACGGAAGCCCCAGTAGACATAAGCTCAGCAATAACAACACCATAGACATAAGACAATTTTATCACAGCATCGGGTGATCTGACAAGTATTGCTCCCTCAACAACAATATAATCACTCCTTAATTCATCAAGCATCGTTGCCATTTTCTTTTTAGCATCGTATATTTTTTCATATATATCATTGCCAACAATCTCTATTTTACCCCACTTTAATGGCATATCGTTTTCCATTAAACAAAACGCAATTGAAGCCGTTGAAGCATCAATCCCAAGGACTCTTGAGGCTTTAGTTTTTACTAGGCTAGCCAAGCTCATTTATTATCCTATTTAATTTATTTTTTGTTTTTGTATCCGATCTTTTTTCACATAAAGAACATATTAATGATGAGTTGTATCTGCTTAAAGCCGATCCGCAACCTTTACATAGTCTAGTTTTGCCATGTTTAATAGATTTTTTTTCATAATATTTTTCCATAATTCTAGCATTAGTTGCAAGCCTACAACATTCATCAGAACAATATTTTTGATTATGTGTATTTTTAATAAATTCTATTTTACATAAAACATTAGCACAAATCATAAAGTAGGCACCTCAAATAATTCAATTTGAACTGTTCCAACTGAAGTCTCCTTGCTATAACATTCTTTTTTAATTGGGCAATAGGTACAAGGCATTTTAGATTTAGTTGCACCTGCGGGCCTCATTGGAATGTCTCCATCCTTAAAATTATCCCATACTTCTTGCATCCAAAGAAATGTATCTTCTATTATCTTTTTATTCTTATCATTCATAGAAATTGGAATAATTAATATCTCTTGGGTATTCTTATTTTCATAAAGAAAAAACCCCTCTTTGGCATTTTTTAGTTTCATGTAAGTAAGTAGTTGAAGCATATGATTAGGAGAAGATTTCATTTCCGATTGTCTTGTATCCCATACTTCTTGCTTGGCAGTTTTAATTTCTCCGATTACTGTTTCGCCATCATATTCCATAATTAAATCAATAAATCCTCTGATTGGAGGATATTCATTAATAATTTCTTCTTCCTCTGCACGCCACTCTGGCATTGTTGCTATAAGTTTTTGTAATCTTTCATGGGCCTGAGTGCCTTGTGCCATATTTGCTACTGCAACAGCATCATTATCATCAATAAAAACAGCACCAGAGAATGCCATGTACCAGTATCTAGGACACTTGCCATGACCGTAACCCAATGAACTTGGACTAAATGATTTTTTAGTCATCTCTCCGTCTGCTCGTTTAGTATTTTTATATGCGTCATCAAGAAGGGATGCAAACTTTTCTGGATCAAAAAATTTTCCAGAGTGCTTTTTAAATTTAAGATTTTTTACTATATCTCTACCCATTTATGAGTTATACCGAACAACGTATTTAAGTGCATCTACAAGTTTATCTATGGATTCCTTTAATGAATAATAAACATTTTTTTTGTTATTATTAGAAGTTCCAGCTTTATCTTTTGCTATAGTAGAATAATATGATGCCATGACTGCAAATTTAGTTGACATTGCTTGAAGCTCCATTATAAGCATAGGTGATCTTGCTGACGGTACATCTGGATTCATTAATAATTTAACTACAACCGCTAAAGCTTTATCCAGATGCTCATCTTTCATAAAGTCATGCAAATCATTAAATTCAGTTATGCTGCTAATTAATTCTAGTGTGTTCTTGTCTTCTACCATTAATCTATTTCGCTCTTTCTTATTATATATGGAACCATATTCTTTGAAATGGCTAAATCATTTACATCATCCCGCTTGGTGTTTCTTTATTAGCAGATGCTTGTCTATAGTCACGATATTTTTCAAATGAAACAATTTCTCCATTTAATCTGTATAATTGAGACATTTTATTTTCTTCTGCTCTTCTAGCTCTTTCTGTATCTGCCCATCTTGCTGCGCCAAACGTTCTTTGATTCATTAGCCATTCATCAGTACCTGGGAAATCATACATAATAAAGTTTCTAATAAAGAACTTTTCAAGCTTTTTAACTCCAGTTACTCCGTGGTAGTATGGCTCTATTGATGGGAAAACAACTATATCGCCCGCTTCTGGCTTATAATAAACAACGTCTCCATTAATATAGAATTCAAGAGCTCCACCTTCGTAATCGTCATTGATATATGTTGTACATGTAATTAAAAATTTCTTTCCTGGCTCATCTCTTTCTGAATGAATATAGTCAAGGTGGTATTGCATTGACATATCATCTCTTGAAGACTCTTCGGTCTCTGGATTATACTTAGAAAATGATGAGGACACAAGGCCAGCGCCCTCTGGTAATACTGCTCCAGTGTTTTCAACGTAATGGTCTACTGCCATACCATATGCTTCTGCAACTCTATCTGCTAAATATTTTTCATCATCGTGACGCTGCCCAAGTTCTCTGGCTTCGGTTGGTAAATGTTTTATTTGTGTATATGTACCAAAAATAGACCATTTGTCCCATGCTCTTAGGTAGTACTTACCTGCTGCGTCTTTTTCAGAATCCTTAATAATTCTATAAAGTTTATCGGCATCTGGCAATAAATTTTTATATACATGTATTTTTGGGTAAATTTCAATATACTCTAAGCTAGTTTCCATTTTGTTCTCCATTTTCTATTTTATAAATTAGATAGTTCTTCCATCAATATATATATCATTTTCTGGTGTAATATATAAATCAAGTGACGGATTAATTTTTATTCTATTTTTTCCTGGTATATGAACTGTTTTTGATACATTTCCTGCTTGTATAAAATCATCCATAGATTTTTCAAACATTTTCATCCATTTTTCTTCACCGTGTTCTTTAACTCCTTCATGCCACTCTTTGCTTCCTGGATCCTGCCATAAGAAAAATAATCTAAAAAAGAATTTATTATTTCCGCTAGTTACAGCTTTAGCTGCGTGCCAATAAGGTGCGGCGCCTGGAAATATAGTTATATCACCTGGTGCTGGTTTGTAAGTAATAAGTTTATCTTCGTTGTTACTTAAAAATTCTACTTCTCCTCCAACGTAATCATCATTTAAATATATTGTTATTGTTAACATTTGCTGATTTCTGGGCTGTCCGTATCTATGCGGATGAGAATCTGTATGCAAAGTTATTGCATCTTGTTTATCTGGATATATATAATGAGCTAAAAGTTCTAGCTGCCCATAGTGTAATGTTGGATTTTGAGATATTACTTTTTTATATGGGGCATTAATTACCCAATCTCCTGCAGGGAAATCAGGCCACTCTCCTTTTTCTCCCCACTCTTCTACATAATCTAAATAAATTGTATCAATGGCATCAAAAATTTTTCTTCTAAATTCTGATAAAAATATTAAATCTGGATCTTTTTCATTACTTAAAATTTCTTTTCTGTTTATAAATGTTTTATTTCCAAATTCATGCCATTGAACCCATGTATTAAAAATGCTATTGTCGTCCAGCTCAAGAGAAAGATCTCCGTGTACATCAGCATATGTTGCATCTTCTGCGCTAACAAAATTTGATTTAGTTTGATCTGCATCACGAGATTTTTTAGCAAGTAAAAGAAATCTTTCTATCTCTTTAATATCAAACATATCTTTATACACAGATATCTGTGGCATAATGCTATACTTTCTCATGATTTTTCTCCCAAAATTCTATTAATTCTTCTAATACTGACCATTCAATTATACCAAGTCTTACCTTAGATTGTTCCCCCAGTATTATTTTTAACGCTGGGTGCATATTTCTGCTTACTTTAAATGTATCAGTACATATTTTTGACCATACAGACTTATTAAGGGTAAATGAACTCATTGATTCTTTATAGTCTACTACAAAATTATTCCATTTTGCATCACCTTTTTGATAATCTCCCCGCCCACTATTTTTTTGAGGGGTAGCACTATCTCTTTTTACTTCAGAACGTTCTGACATTATCCAACCCTGTGTGTTGTTTCATGCCCATTAAAACAGGTCCACTTCATAATTAAATTTTCGGGATCCCACCACCCACCATCTACATCTAACTCACAACTTGAGCACGGCCTAATACCAGTAAGCTCTTCAAATGTAGAA